ATGACCTTCTCGCTTTGGTACACGCCCCCGGAGGGGAGCTTCAGATTGTAGAGGCGACCCAGACCACATCCGATTTGCTCGACGGAGAACAGGTCGTAGATGGCAGCCAGCGACGAGAACAGGAACAGACGCTGGCGAGGATGCTCGGCGAGAGGAGCGAAGAAGAACACCACGCTGTACACGAAGCGGTCGCCGGGTTCATTTTGGTGCGGCATTGAGCCGCCGGAGGTACGATTTGAGTCCATAGCTACGAATTTTTTAACGCCCACCACCCAGCGAGATCCACAGGCGGAACACCCAAAAGATAACCGGGGCGAGGGATTTTTTTATCCCGTAAGGGATTTTTTTATATGGTTATAACATAACCAATATATATACTTTCTTTTCTTTTATTTTAGGCTTATCTTCGCTAATCTTTTTGCAAAATTCGCTTATCCAAGATAACCGAAAGATAACCGAAGATAACCGAAAAGATAAACGAATCGGTTATCTTTTGAGGGAAAATACGACCGGAAGCCGGAAGACCGAAAAACGTCAAAAACAACGAAAAACAGCCAAAATCACCGCGACGGAGATAACCGACATAACCGACAGATAACCCAGACATAACCGAATCGGTTATCTTTTGCTTATCAGAAGACCTCCTGCCCCAAGATGGCTTCTTGGATACGGATAGCCACCTGCACGCAAGACTCGTGCGACAGAGGGAGACCTTCGCAGAATTCCCGGCACATTTCACCAGCCGGACGCTCCGAGAGAGGAACGCGGAAGTCGCGGTTCGCGTTTTCAACGTAAGCCAAGACCACAGGCGACAGGGGGAGGTAGGAGGCGATGACATCAGCATCGACATCCAGAACAGAGGAGAGAGCAGCGACCTGCTTTTGAACATCATCGACGAAGCCTTCAAGGACTTCACCGGGGTGGAAGTTTTTCCAGAGCCAGTTCTCGAAATCGAGCTGGGCGCGGACGGATTGGATTGTTTGCATAGCGATAAAATTTTTATTTGAGGTAAAACGTAAAGACGATCCCACGGCGCAATTTGCACACCGTTTTGTCATGATTGCGGTCGCGATAGGAGCGAGCCACGAACTTATAGAACAGCTCCTCGCCGATAAGACGGATAGCACCGGACACGCCGACGAGGGTGTTTATTTTGCGATTTTCGGCATCGCGACCGTACACCTTGATGAGGAAGTCCCGATTGATTTCACAGGTCGGGAAAGCAGAGGCAAGAGCAGACATAGCTTAAAGCGTTATATGGGTGATCAAATATTCGATGCGCAGATTTGAGCTGGGGAACGAAGCCCCGAAGAACAGCTCAGAGGGATACATATCCGAACCGACATAATAGCCGTAATCGAGATAGGTCTCGCGGATTTTGCGGAGGCGAGCTTTGCATTCGGCGAGAGTTCCGGAGAAACAGACCTCGGCATTCAGAGGATTAGTCCCGTCATTGGGGATGACCTTGTAGAGGATTTCAGCATTCATAGCAAGCAAAATTTTAGGGTTGAACATAGATGGTGGAACGACCAGCAGCCACAGCAGCAGCTACAGCTTGGCGGCGAGCTTCGGCATACGTGCCGGAGAACCAGAGAACGTCCTTGATGTCGGGGTTTTTGCAGAAACCGAAAGCCCAAGCACCGCGACCTTTAGGTTCGTGACCATACGAGAAGTAATACTCGGAGGTATTAACGCTGATTTGATTTTTTTTGAGAGTTGCCATAATTTTCAAGTTTTAAGAGGTTCAAGTTCAAACACGCAGCAAAGTTACGTGAAGTATTTTGATTATACTTCATCTTTTGAAAGAAAAATCAACCGAACAGGTTATTTTTAACTCTTTTCTGCTTTTCACGCCCGATATGCTAAAAAACATATTTTCCAAATATTTGCAGGAAAAAAATTATTTTTCGTGATTATAATGTAAGCATTTACAGAAAAAAGACCTATCTTTGTAACCATAAACTGAACAGTTTCAAACATATCATATAAAAATTCACCGCGATGAAAGAAGAAATTTTGAAAGCCCTTACAGCCAAATTTCCGGGGGTATCGGCTTCGATTTTAGGCAGGATTGCAGACAAGCTCAGCAAGACTGCAACAACCGCAGAACAGGTCAAGACCGCTGTAGAGGGAGTGACCATTCAGCAAGTTATCGAAAGCTACGGAGACAGCCGCGCAACGGAAGCCTCCAGCACAGCAGTCCACAACTACGAGACCAAGCATGGTCTCCGCGACGGACAGAAAATCGATGACCCCACCAATCAAGGGGGCGCAGCCCAGAACCAACCCGGTGCTGCAGCAACCAACCCGACACCAGCCGCAGGGGGCGCGGACGACACCCCAGCATGGGCAAAGGCATTGATCGAACAGAACAAAGCACTGAGCGACCGCCTCGCCAAGATGGAAACCGACCGCACAACCACCAGCCGCAAACAACAACTCAGCGCGATCACTGAGAAGCTGCCGGAAGCCATGCGCAAGGCTTACGACCGCATCCCGGTGGACAAGTACAGCGAGGAGGAATTCAACACACTCGTGACAGAGGTAACCACCGAAGTCGAGGGCGTGGTGAAAGACACCACCGCAAGAGGGGGCGTTTTCGGCAAACCATCCGCAGCAAATGCTGGCGGAAGCTCACAGAACGGAGGACAGCTAACCAAGGAGCAAGAAGAAGCAATCGCACACCGCGATGGCGCAGCCACCAAGGATGGCGCACAGCCGTTCTAATGTTAAACCACTAAAAAGATCCACTAATCATGGCAATGACAGTACAACGCAGACGCGACGAGAAGCTACCGCGCGTCTTCATGCACAAAATCGCAGATGTCCGTGGCGGCGTTTCGGTCTCAACCTCCGAACTTGGTGGCGACTTCCTTCGCGAGGGCGCAGTCTTAAGCAAACCCGACGAGAACGGCATCACCCACGTGGTCAAGGTCGCCGAGCTTGCAGCAGAGGCAGCAGCAGACGCAACCACCCTCACCCTTAAAAAGGGACACAACCTCAAGGTGGGGGACATCCTAACCATTAAGCCCGGCTCAGCAGCTTACGACATCACCGCCATCGACGCGACAGCCAAAGCAACCGACACCATCACCCTCAGCAAGACACTGGGCGCGAAAATCGAGCTTGGCGGCTTCGTGGTAGAGGCAAAGGCAAGCGGCGCAGCTTCGGCATTGAAGTACGCTCCCTTCGCCGTTAACGGCACAGGAAAGCACTTCGAGCCTAAAGGCAACCTCGACACCGATGCATGGCTCATCGGCGTAACCAAGGGCAACAGCCTGCCGGACTTCATCGAGAGCGCAATCAAAGGAATCATCAACTACTAAAATTGACCAGCAATGCCAACAATAACCAACACCCTCATTCAAGGGCTTTCACAGCAAATGGTGCAGTCACGCCTCAACACAGCAGACGCGACTCCCTTCCTTTTTGGCAAGCACTTCCCCGTAAAAAAGGTGAACGGTTTCATTTGGAAGACCCTCCAGAACCAGCTTGGCAAGAAGAACGTAGCCGCTGACCTCCACACCGACAACGGCACGATCCTGCGCAAACGTCGCCCCATCTTCGAGAGCGCAAAGGGTGACATCCCCTTCATCTCGATCAGCCGCGAAATGAGCCGCAGCGAAATCAAGGACTACCAGACCGCCCTCGCCTTTGCACAGGACGACGACGCAACCAAGCTCGTGCAGTTCTGGGGCGAAGACATCGACTTCTGCTTCAACGGCGTACAGAGCGAGCTGGAGTTCATCGCTTGGGCTTTAGCATCCAACGCAGGCAAGCTCGCATTCACCACCACGACCAACGCCACCTACGCTAACGAGTTCGACCTCGACTACGCCGTAGATGACGAGTTCAAACGCGCAACAGGTTCTGACTGGAGCAATGCTGCCACCGCAGACGTAATCGGCGACTTGGCAAAACTCATCAAGTTCGCCAAGGACAACAACCTCAACCCGAAGTACGCATTCGTGAACCTCGACGAGCTGTACAAGATTTGCTCAGCAGAGCAGATCATCAAGGCTTGCGCAAGCTACATCCAGAACGCCGTAGGCATGGCACAGACCCCCGACCTCGCAGCCGTTAACCAAATGCTGGCACGCCAAGCATGGCTCAACGGACTCCAGCTCGTGGTAATCGACCAGACCATCACGCGCGAGTTCGCCGATGGCAAGCAGACCAGCCGCAACCCCTTCGCAGACAGCCGCCTCATCCTTTCGGAAACCGACCGCCTCGGCACAACGCAGTACGACATCCTGCAAGAGAACAACAGCTGCATCATCCGCGCAGAACGCAGCCATACCATCGTCAAGAAGTACGGCACAGCAGAACCGCAGAGCGAAGTCACCATCGGACAAGCAGATGCAGTCCCCGTTTTCGACACAGCATACCGCAACATTTACGTCAAGACCGACGCAAAAGACTGGGAGTAAACCATTGAAGCGAAGCAGCTATGGCAACAACACTCGAAGCACTCAAAGGCATTAACGCCTACCCGATACCGCTGCGCACGATGTGCGAGGTGGCAGACAGGCGTGACTTATCGCTTACCGCAGAGACCACGCAGGAGACACTCCAAAGCGAGGGATACCGCCTCGCCAAGGCAGACCTCCTGCTTTGGCTTTCCCTTGCGCCGAACATCACCCAAGGAGGGCAATCGTTCTCCTTCACCGACGAGCAGCGCAAGCAGCTACGCAATGAGGCGAATGCCATATACGAAGAACTTGAGCCAGCAGCCACAGCAGCCAGCGTGAAGTACGGATACAAAGGCTCGCGATTATGATCATCGAGAACGGCACAATAGAATTCAAGACCAAGGGAGCAGCCGGAGAGATAGACCCGGAAACAGGCTATCCGAAGCAAGCAACCGAGCAAGGATGGAGCAACCCGATACCCTGTCAGTTCCTGCCCAACAGCCGCAACAACCTCGGACGCGTGAATGGCGAACACTTCACCACAGCCAGCTACACGGTGCTGGTGGAGGAACAGCCACTCCCGGAGAGCGAACAGCTGAGGCTTAGAGACAAGAACGGCACAGACCTCGGAGAGTTCTCCCTTATTGCGCCGCCAGAGCCAATGGATGCCGTCTGCGAGATTAAGCTATTGATTTAAGCGAAATTAAGCCCCGTGTAGCCTCGTTTTTGGAGAGGTGGAACAAGTACACCATTCGGAAGACGAAACGCGACAGAGGG